ACGCTCACCTGTAATACGAACACCTATAGCGTTTTCAGAACCGCCTGCTGCGCTCCACTAGTCTACATTATAAAAGTCAGGCTCTAACAATTCATCTGCTGTTTTGTTAGTTTGCCTAGGGTTAGGGTTTAAATATACTTTACCTTCTACTTCAACAAACACAGGAGTATTACGCGCATCAGGATCATACGCACTATTAACAGTGGCTATATAAGCCTCTTCGTATTTGTCTTTAGGTAAATCCCCTTGTTTATATTGGTGATGTAAAAAGCTAAGTTTACCGTTTGTAGGTAGAGCATTAAATTGTGAATTAAAAGAATCAGGATTTGATTGTAGAGTGCTTCTTAAATTTGAATTAAAAGTATTTAAATTTTCTCTTGCAGAATCCACTACTAAAGATTCAAACTGTCCTGTTGACCCTACTTTTTTCCCTGCAAGTTTTCTTATATTTGTTATATTTTCTTCAATCAATTTAGCTTCAGATTTATTACCTGCTGTTCGTAAAGCATTAAAAACTTTATCTGGGTCTGCTCCAGAATTTAAAGCCTTTTGAGCATCATGCCAGACCGCCATTCGAACATTGTCAGCCGTAAACGCTGCACCAATAGACTGAGCCTGTCCTTCAAAAAAACTATTTAGTATGTTTTTATATTTAGGTTTAAACCATTCTTGCTCTTGTAAAGGAGCATTAGAATATTCATAATCTGAGTAATAAGGTTCTGCGCGCTTGCCTAACAAAGAAGCATTAAGAATGTCATCTTCAAGATTAAAATCTAAAGAGCTTGCAAAATCAGTAAAATCAAAATTACCAAAATCCAAGCCATCAAGATTAATATTAAAATCCATTATCGTTCTCTCTGTACGTTCTTAGTCTTCTCTACTGTACGCATAGCACCTAAGCCTAACATACCCATCAGTACACTTGTGAGTAATGAGCTATCAACAGGTGGGACAGTAAACCAGATGCCTAGTATTGGAGCTAGGATAGTAGAATAGAGTAAGGCTAGCCCACATATCCAGCCTATAGCGGGTCGCCAGCCAGCCACAAATAAACTCTTGTGTGCTGCTTCAGTCTTGTTGACTTCTATCTGACCCTTAGCTAATTCTTGAGCATGCTTCTCAGCCATAGTAGCTAATTCAAAGGCGATAGCATTTTTCTTATCTTTATCTTCAATGAATTTATCTAAAAGACCTGTCACTGGCCCTATTAAACTATTTAAAATACTCATATATTATACACTATTTAGTCTTGTTTGTCAAGCTGATTCTTACCATGCACTAATTTTTGCACAGTGTCAGACTCGTAGATGCGTATACCTAGCCACACAATCGTCAACAAAGACGCTACTGGCGGCAGCCAAGCTATCATTGTCATTAATGCTGTAGAGCCTGCTGCTATGTCTAGTACGTCTTTAGTTTGTTCATCCATTTCCTTGTCCTATGATCCAAGAGATTGTTAAGTAAAGACCAGTAGCTAATACCAGAATGCCTGTGATCTGTATAGTGTTCCAGAATACTGCCTTACGTCTGCGCTCCTGCGCGTATATGGTCTTTTCTCGCTGCTCTTTAATCTTCCTACGCAACTCTACTAACTCCTTGTAGCCTGTTGCACCATAGGTGTACATCAGGAGTTCTCTGAGTTCCTTCTCTTGCTGTTGTATCTTCTTTTGGTGAGCATATACCTGCATTGCTTCTTGCTCAACAGACTGTGACGCAACAATCTTCTTAAACAAGGGCGGGTTTTCTGCTCTGCGTTGACATTCATTTAAATCACTCACAGCGCCATACCAACGCCCTATCTGTCCTAGTGTATCCTCCACTTGACGACCAGCAGCTACCATGCGCTTGATAGTACCAAACGCATTAGTGGCTATACTGATTGCTGTGACTGGATCAATCATCTAACAGTCCTTTAAGGCGCTGTAGGCCAAGTTACGTTAGTTGGGAAGCCTTCCTGTGTTGAGATGTCGCGTAACGCTGTGCGATATGTAGCCCAAGAAGCCTTTGTGCTGTCGTCTAAGGGGCTGTCAGGCATCTGTGTCCAGTCACTGTCTATTAAAAACTGGTCACGCATAGAGCGCACACGTTGGGCAACTTCAGCCTGTGGTTTATTTTCTGCAACCATAGGTAAAGTCCATTGGCCATCTACCTGAACAAACTGACCTTCAACTTTATTCTGACTTACTGGGTCAACTTCTACATCTTGGATGACGTAGGGATAAACATCGTAACTCGCTAAGAGTTCATCAGGAATTATTTTAGGGAAAGATGTGTCTGAATTATCACGGCGTAGTTGCCCCAGTGTGTATTTAGCTGGAGTACCGTTTGTGAGTTTAATGTGCATATAAATTTCCTAAGTTAAGTCAAGTTGAATTGCTGTAGCGATTTCAAACGTACCACTAACATCCAAAATTTGTGTTCCTGTATTTCCGTGGCCTGCTTCCTGATAAGCCCAATAAAATTTTATATCTCCACTAGAATCCGTTACATCAACTTCTGTTGCAAACGAGGGTTTTGCTACGGTAACAACGCCGCCCGCAACCACTGCACCGAAACCCAGATAAAGACTGTCGTTTGTGTCCGTCATTGTGATAGACGCTGTAGCACCATTTAGACCTTCATCTTCATCTACTTCTGTAAATGTGTCGTATCCAGTAGGCCGGAATACAACGATTACGTTGTCTCTGTTGCCGTTATTAGTCGTGTAAGAAGACGCACCAGCTATTCTGTAGCTAAAAGCAAAACTTTGGTAAACTGAGTATAACCCTGAGTTAATAAGTGTCCATCCACTCTCGTCTGTTATAGTAACGTCTCGCCAATAGGTCATATAACTAAACAACAGGTCGCCGTCTTCATAATCAACGCCACGAGTCACAGTGACTGTAGATGCTCCCCACTTTTGACCTATAAATTCAAGATTGTTATCACCATTATTACCAGCAGCCGCTTGAATAATTTTATTTGATACCGTACTCATTATGCCTTCGCCTGTCCAGCCGTAAAGCCGTAATAGGTTGTACCGCCATCAAGAGTAAAAAATGTAAATATATCTACACCATTGTTTGTTGCTGTAAGCGTAGGCGCTGTGCCTCCTGCCCAGTCAACACTAGCGGGCCAAGTAATTGCACGGGCTGTAGAGTCTTGAATAATCTTTAGCGTAAAGGCTGTAGCATTGCCTGTGGTTGCTGGATTACTAAACGTGTACGTAGTAGCGCCTGTAAGATCATGTACAAAGTTAGTTGCAGTAGCAAGGTCAATAGTAGTAGATGTGCCTGAAAGCGTTACAGAGTCTTCTGTAATACCTGCTTTAAACTCAGCAACCCCAGCGGCTGTTATACGCATCGCCAAAACATCGTTAGGTTGAAAATCTATTGTACCGTTAGTACCAGACTCTGTTGCCATATTTAACTGGAGATTCTGATTACTCCAGTCAATACGAGCCTTTTTAACGCCACTATTGTTAAATATTACTCCACTTTCCCCTGTGTCGTTTGCATCTAAAATTATGTCAGCGTCTGCATCTCCAGCACCCGTTGCTTTAACAAGGATTTTAGGGTCTGTCGCGCCAGAAACGTGCAGAAGTTCTGTAGGTGATGCAATACCCACGCCCACGCGATTGTTCGTAGAGTCAACTGCTAGGGTGGTTGTGTCTACAGTTAGGCCAGCAAAGGCAGGGCTGTCAGTAGTGGCTACGCCTTGATTCAATGCTTTAACAGAGGCTTCGCTAGTCAACTCGCTGTCCATCACTGCACCAGCGGCTGTTACGTTAGCTGTGTCTGTAACATCTGCACTGGCCTCGATGCCGTCAAGTTTAGTGCCGTCTGTAGCTACATCTCGTCCATCAACCGTACCACCTGCTACGATGTTTCCTGAGACATCTAAAATGCCATTTACATCAACTGTAGTAGCAGCTATCTGCACTTCTGTATCAGCAACAATATCAAGTTGCCCGTCAGCACTAGAGTTAATGTATAAGCCTGTGTCACGGAACTGAATTTTAGTATCAGTAGTTGTAGTATTTCCAATAGCTAATGTTTGTTGAAGGGTTTCACCGCCGCCTGAAGCAGTGCTTGCAATTGTTCCATCAGCAGCAATAGTAATGTTAGAGCCTGCGGTTAAAGAAGCTACTACATTAGTGGTGTCCGTTACATCTGCACTAGCTTCTATACCGTCTAGCTTCGTATGGTCTGTATCTGTAAATGCGTTAGTGTCTGCATTAGATTCGTAAGCAGTTTTAATTTCAGCCGCTGTTTGGTTTGCCGTAGCACCAGCTTCAATACCGTCTAGCTTAGTACCGTCAGTAGCTACGTCTCGTCCGTCTACTGTGCCTGTAACTACAATGTTACCTGTGGAGGTTACAGTAGAACCTGTGATAGCAGCAGGAGTAGTACCTCCAATAATAGCACCATCAATAGTTCCTGCGTTAATGTCTATGGTGCTGGGGTTAGTACCAAGTTCAACAATGCTACCACCGTTGTCCTCAGTAAATAATCGTTTATCAGCTACGTTGACCGCCAGTTCACCTTGCACAAGATCACTAGCTGTAGGCACAGCAGAGGCGGTTGAGCTGTTTTTAGTTACAATTTTTGTAGCCATTGTTTATATCCTGATAGGTTGTTGCTTTATTTGCTTTAGTAGTGGCTATTATTGAATATTTTGTAACAGCCTAAATAGCTCCTACGAAAACAAAAGAA